GAGGGTAAGGCGCGGATTGCGTGGGCGGATGGGACGATTACGCAGCCGGGTATTGCGCTTGCTTCAACTACACCCGCGCTACGCGTTCAAAACGATCAAGCGCAAGGTACTGGCGACTGGCGACCTGTTACAGTTGCTGGTCAAACGGGGCCGGGCATGTCGGCAGCGATGTCTGCTGTTGTGGGCGTTGTTGGTTCTTTCGCTGCGCCGTTCACGGCGTCCTATCGGTACAACACGCTGGCATCCGATCCCCGTGGGCAAATCGAAATAGAAGGTTTGATCAGCCTGAACGCGGACTCACCGTCATCGGCTGTTATTGCGTTTATGGCGGGTGTTCAGGTTCGGGGTAACCCGATTGTGATTGCCCAAATGAACCGCACAACTTTTTCGGATGACAAACCGATTCCCGTACAGTTGCGGTACAGCAACACGGTCATTAACGGCCAAGCTGGGGTTAGCATCGCGTTCTATCTGATTTCGGGTACTGCGGCAAACCCTTACGCCACACTTGGCGCAAATGGTGGCGCGTCGCCCGCCGGTGTTCCGCAATGGATTTCAATCGGGCCGCTTACTTTGCCGCACGCATAAAGGAAAATGCAAATGTCAGATGATAATAAACAAGCAGCGTCCGCCGATTTAATGGCGGACGCAAATGAACCCGTGCAGCAAATGGCGCTTACGCAAATGGAAGCGCCGGTTGTCGTCGCGGAAGATGTTGTCTTTGTTACGCTTGAAGACAGCGCCGCCGATGACAGCGAACAAACAGCGGTTGACGCGGAATTAAACGCGCTTCACGCTAAGCTTGCGACGGCGCTAAAACTTAGCGACCGCGAACTTGAACTGCTTGGTTTAGAGGCACCCTCTACCCGCAAAAGTCGTCGTGACAACCGTGCGCAACGCCGACGTAACCCGGACAACGGGCGACAAAAACCACTTGCGGTTAAAAAACCCAAAGCCTGACTGCCCCGCAAAGGTGTTAAGACGCGTGTTGTAACCAACGCAAAGACTTTACCCGCAGTTAAAAAACAACGCGGACCAATGTAACAACCAATACCGGGCGGCAATATGACAATAACTTTAATTTTACAACTGCTACCAATTGTGGCTGCAATTGTATCTGTCGCGGGCGCATGGGCCGTAACAGGATGGCGTATGAGCGAAGTCGAAAGACGACTGCAGCTCAACGAAACAGCGGATAAGACCTTGGCAAACGAACTTCAAGATTTGCGCTTACACGTCGCACAAAATTATGCTACCGACGAGAAAATTCAGCATCTTGAAGACAAACTTGAAAAAATCCGCGATCAGATTATTGCGGCTATGGCCACAACCAAACGAACAAGGTAAGTTATGACGACAAAAGGCTTTCAACCAATGCGCCTTGAAGTAAAGGCGGACCAAGAATACGTCTGGGATTATAACCGCAACATTCGGTTCTCATCCAACGTTGATCAGGTGAAATTCATTTGCACCTGCGGCGCTACAAAGAACGTGCCCTATTGTGACGGTTCTCATGCCGCACTGTCGCCAAAGGAAACAAGCGGCGATGGAACATGACACCGAAGAAATGGAGGGGCAGTATTCCCAGAACGGCGTTTGGGATTTTGCTTCAAAGACGTTTACTCCCAAGTGGTGCAAAACTGACGATCATTGGTCTGTAAAGTTTGCCACGCGGTTCTTTGTGGATTGTCTGTGCTGTTTCTTTTGGAGGGCCTTCACATTGGGATTTATTTCCGGTACGGTATTTACGCTTAGTACGGCGTTGTTTTTCTACATCGCATATTGCATCATCACTTTTACACCTTAGAGGTATTCACATGGCTTGCAGCAGTTGTGGCGGCGGTAAATCGTTCTCCGCCCGAAACATCAAAACCGTATCATCACCACGCCAAGCGCCGGTGAGCGTACCTGTTCAACACTCATTGCCCGCGCCGAAGCTTTCAAATCGTCCGGTCTACAACACGCCACCCCGTAAAACGGTGTGATGACTGCATAAAGGCTTAAACATGCAGGGTTACAACGTTGTTATTGGTGAGCGGTATATGCCGCTGTTCGACTTCAAGCCTCACAACGCCATTTTCGGCGGCCGTGGTACGGGAAAGTCAGTCGCGGTCGTTAAGGTTCTGGTACCGACGGCGGCAACGCAACCGAAAAAAATTATTTGCGGTCGTCAATACCAAACATCGATCGCGGAATCATCCAAGGCTCAGATCGAAGAAGAGATTTATAATCTTGGTGCGAACGAGCAGTTCAAAATAACTAAGACGGCAATCACTTCCAAGGCCGGGGCAACGTTTTCTTTTATCGGTCTGGACATTAACCCTGACTCGATGAAGTCGATTGCGGGCACAGACATTTTGTGGGTGGAAGAAGCGGCTTCAGTAAAGAAAACCGTTTTTCAAAAGATCATCCCGACGTTTTTGAGAAAACCAAAGTCGTCATTGATCTGGACATGGAACCCAGAATTCTCCACTGACGCGGTTGACGAGTATTATCGCGGGCCGAACTGCCCTGAAAATTCTTTCGTCCTGAAAACAACGCAAGACGACAACCCGTTTTTTCAACAGACAGAGTTGTACGAACAGTATTCCCACGATCAGAAGTATCACCCTAACTTTGGGCACATTTGGCTTGGGCAATACAACGAAAACAGCGATGCACGCATTTTTAGCAAGGTGTTTTCTGGTCACAAAGATACACGCGGTTTGTCGCCGCTCTATGGTCTTGACTTTGGGTTTTCTAAAGACCCCAATGCAATGGTGAAGGTTTACATAAACCACGCCGAACGTTGGATTTACATACCAGAAGCTATTTACTTCAACTGCCCGCTGATCGACATGCCGGAGTTTATGAACACGGTATCCGGTGCAATGGATAGTGTGATCGTAGGCGACTCGTCGCGCCCCGAAACAATCGATTTTCTGAACTCGCAAGGGTTTAGCGTCATTGGTGCCATCAAAGGTGCAGGTTCGGTTAAATCCGGCATTTCTTTTATGCAGGGTTACGACATTTTTGTAGCCCCCGACCTTGAAGACATGGATACGGAGCTTATTCGGTATCAATGGGTTACAGATAAAAAGGGTCGCATCTTGAACACACCGGTGGACAAGTACAACCATATGATTGACGCCGCGCGTTACGCGCTGGAACGCGAAATGTATAACCGGCTCGAAGATGGAGACGACGGCATAACAAAGATAAGGAGGTTGGCTTAAGTGGTAAAAAAATTGCAAAAAGCACCTCCAAAACGCAACGAAGAAGACGGGCCAAAAGCGCCGGCTTACGCTTGGACAACTGTAATCGGTCGCAACGCGATCAAGTACAGTGATGCTATGTCTGCAGCGGATGCGCTTAAACACCCCGTGGTGTTTCGCATTGTGCACGCCATTGCAACAACGGTTGCCTCTGTAAACTGGTACGCCGTGCAGAAAAAGGGCGGTTCTGGCAATTCGGGATCAAAGCAACAGGTTGCCGACATCAACGATTTGTTGGCTTCGCCAAATGATTTGATGAATGCAAACCAGCTCAAGTATTGGCTGGCGCTGAACATGGCACTTTACCATAAAGTTTTCGTGAAAATCGGAACGGGTATCAGTAACAAACCAAACGGCATTTACCCACTGGAAACTAAGTATGTTTCGTATGAGCTGAACAAGCTTGGTGGGATTGAGCGTTTTCTTTACGGCACAAAAGGCAAAGAACAAGCTTTTGCAACGCGAAAGAAAGCTGAAGACGGCAAGGGCTGGGTATCGTCAATTTATGTGCCATCGATTGAAGGAAACTTCGCCGTATCTGGTTGTGACTTTTCGCACTCACCATTAAAGACGGTTGGTGGACCGGCGGCGGTTATTCGCAACTTGCTTGACCGGGCCGTGACAACTTCTGCAGGTGCGCCGAATATCAAGTATTTGGTGACCACGGAAAAATCGATTACGCAAAAACAATCGGATGCGCTTAAAGACCATATGTCAGGTGCAAACGAAGACGATGACAGTCAGGTATTGTTTATTCGAAACACCAAAGTCGATGTGCACAAGTTGGATTCGGGAATGAGTGATATTCATTCGAAGATTCCACTGGACGATATGACGCGCATGATTGCAGGAGCCTTTGGTTATCCTGTTGCGTTGCTTGGTTTAGGTGCGGCGGATGCTGCAAAGTATGCGTCTAACTATTCGGAATCAAAGCGTTCGCTTTACGAAGAAACGGTTATCCCGAACTATTTGATACCTATTGCCGACGGTATGAACGAGGCTCTTTCGCCGCAAGGTGTTGAGATCAGGTTTGATCTCGACTCTATTTCGGCATTGGCCGAACACCGGATGAAATTTGCAAAAGATTTACAAGCCGTGACATTCCTTGACGACGATGAAAAACGCGAAGTCATGGGCTTTCAACCAAGAGCAAAGACACAGGACAACGAATAATGCCAAAACCTATTTTTGAAAAATCGCTGTTGCCGATGCTCTTTACACCGGCGGACGAGATTGAAACAAAGGCGCTTGGCGATAACCTGCCAGAAGGCTTTGTTGCGGGTTGGGCAAGTACCCCCGCCATTGACTGCTATAGTCATTCGGTTGCGGCTACCGCATTCAAGGAATCTATTGAACGTCGCGGCACCAAAGGCCCGTTGAGCGTCAAGTTTTTCTTGGATCATTCGTCATCCAAAATCGCGGGTTCTATCTCAAGGTTAGAGATTAAAGGCAACCGTGGGCTTTGGATTGAAGCGCAGTTCAATTTGAATATCT